CGGTATGGACTTAGCCTGGTGGGCATCAAGAACCACTAGAGGCGATAACCCTGTTCCTCTAAACATTCAGTGCACTGGAGTGGATACTGCACCAAGACTGGCTGTTGCCGAACAAACACGTAACATACAGTACAAGTCGCAGAATTTTGAAGATCCAATACTATTGCATAAAATCAAATACGATATTATTTGGTGTCATGATGCATTCCAGTATGTGTTGAACCCATTTGAGACCTTGCGTAGTTGGAGATCAGTTGTTAGTGACAGCGGAATGTTAATTCTGGCAATACCACAAACTACTATAATGGAGTTTAACGATCAGGAGTATGATCAACCGGACTTCCACTACTACAACTGGACCATGGTCAGTCTTATACATGTTCTTGCAGTTACTGGGTGGGATACACGTAGCGGGTTCTTTAAAAAGGAACAAAATGATCCTTGGCTCTATGCAATTGTTTATAAAAGTGAGCAAGAGCCACTAGACCCTAGAACAACCAAGTGGTATGATTTGGTTGAAAAGAACCTAGTGCCCGAGACTGCAATTGCAAGCATTCATAGGCATGGTTACTTGCGGCAGCGTGATCTTGTGGTGCCCTGGTTAGATGGCAGCTTGACCTGGATGGGACATCAATAGATATGACCACTTTTAAGCCTAGCACAACTTATATATACGAACGAGATGGCACTACTGTGTATGCTAGAGAGCACGGTGCTAATCCCAATGAACGTATAGCAGTCGGCTGGAAACGCGACGAAAGACTTGCAGAGCTAGCAGATAACATGCTTTGGAGCAATATTCGTCTAGCAGCACAAACTAACCCTGTGCTGCAAGAAATGTTAGACCAAGTTATTATATTATATAAGCTAAGTGACAAGAATCCAAAGTAAGTTTCTTACAATCCGGGCAGTAACCGTTTAATTGGGTAACCAGTAGCAAGTTCGTTTACTGTCCATTCGGTATGCGCAATATCAACAAGCCAGTTGGCCCTATCAGGTCGCACTGGCTTTTCTATGTGTGATAGATCCTGATTGCCTACAGGCGCAGCCAAACTACTAGCGCCAACAAACACCGGGACTCCGGCCATAGCAGCTTGCACCCCTGGCCCGCTGTTCCAGTTGATCACAGCCCAGGCGTCACGTAAACATTGATCAAAATCAAAATCATCATAACTGTTTGCTAACTTTTGTGGCACTTGATATGTGCACCCTGGCGGAGGTACAACACGTTGCCTGGGATGTGTGCGTAATATTATGGGTCGATTACTGTGGGCCCGAACTTGTTTTACTGTATCGGCTACCCAGGTAGCTGCGTCTGGTTGCGCATGCCATTGCTCGCTATCAGATCTTTGAGCGGCAATTACAATGTTACTACCAGAATCTTTCCAGGGATTTAACGCAAGCCCTAGCTGATTGACTCTGTTAGCATCTAGCCCTTGCCCCCAGTACGCAGTATTACCGGTACCGTTGACTCCTACTTTCCAGGTTTTGCCTCGATCAAGCAACCCTACTTCAAGCACGATAACAGGGCGATGATTGTTTCTAAAGTATTGCCAAACTTGTTGGTTGCCCTGCATCCGTCCAGCCCAAACTTGACTCCAGATAACAGCAACATCAGCATTGACATCGTGTGACTGGTATTCTAGCCCTAATTGTTTTAGCCCGTGTTCGAATGCCTCAAATACAGGCTGACTGTTTAGTGCACCAAATTTATTAAAAATACCAAATCGCATATGTTAAATACCTTGCACTTTAATTATGGTAAACAACATGGTTCGTAAATTTGCAGTAGTCACTACGTTTAATCAATCAGGATACAGCCATTATGGTAGTAAAATGATTGATACTTTTCTAGCCACATGGCCGAAAGAGGTTGATTTATATGTATATGCAGAAGATTGTGCAGTACTACAACTTGACCCTAGATTGCATGTGATTGATCTTAACAGCGCAGCGCCGGACCTGGTTGCATTTAAAAAGAAATGGAGTCAAGTTCCCAAAGCAGTCGGGCAGGTGCCAAAAGGGCCAGTTGATTCCAGGGGTAAACAGCACGGAATTGGATTCAAATGGGATGCTGTGCGTTTTTCTCACAAGGTATATGCAATATTTCATTGTGCTGGTACACAGCCGGCCGATTGGTTATTGTGGATGGATGGCGATACTGTGTGTCACAGCACAATTAGCCTTGCCCAATTGGGTAAGCTTTGTCCACAGGATAGAGACCTGTGCTTTTTGGGACGTAACCAAAAGTACTCTGAATGTGGTTTGTATGCAATGAATCTTGCTAGGCCGGGTGTAAAAACTTTCTTGAAACTGTTTCAACGCTATTATGATGATGCCGAAAACGGAATATTCACCCTGGATGAATGGCACGATTCATTTGTGTTTGACGCTGTGAGAAAACAATGCACCTTAAACGAATTAGATTGGTCCGGTAATCTGATCACCGGCGAAGGCCATCCTTTGATCAACTCGGAATGGGGTGCATATTTGGATCATCTCAAAGGTGCTAGAAAAGATTTAAAACGTAGTAAACTTACAGATCTTAAAATAAAACGTACAGAGGAGTACTGGAAATGACCTGGACATTTTTAAGCAAGAATAATCAGGACAAGTATATAGAAATGTTTGCTCGAGGATCAGGGTCTGTGCCCATTGCACTAGAAACCTGGCAGTACGAGCATGACCAAAATACAATTGTGGTACGTGGCATAATGAAGCATAAGATTATCAAGAAATGTTGGCAGGATCAACGTCCATTTTTGTACATGGATTCTGGTTATGTGGGGAATCGTGCAAGTACCAACAATCCCAATGGATGGAAGCACTATCATCGAATTGTGTTCAATGACTTGCAGCACGATAAAATTATACCACGTTCGGCCGATCGGTGGGAACGACTACGAATTAAAATACAACCCTGGCGCTGTACCGGTAACAAGATATTGATTGTAGCACCAGATGAAAAACCTTGCATATTTTACGGCATTGATCTTGAACAATGGATATCACAAACTGTAGCTACAATAAAACAACACACTGATCGTCCAGTAGAAATACGTCAACGAAATCCAGATAGACGAGTTAGAGTTAAAAATAACTTAGAGTCTGCGCTAGACGATGTGCATGCTGTGGTCACATTCAACTCAATCGCTGCCACTGAAAGCATACTAGCAGGCGTGCCGGCGTTTGTCATAGCACCTGCGGCCAATGCTGCAAAACCAGTCTGCAATACAGATTTAAGTAAAATAGAAACACCCTGGTTGCCAGACAGCGATCTGATATATAAGTGGGCTTGTCACCTGGCATATGGACAATTCCATACTACAGAACTAGCCAACGGCACAGCCGTCCGAATACTAAAGGAGACTCTTAGTGCGTGAACAATATGGATGGTACTTTCCGGACATTGAAACACATTTTCCAGAAATGTTAGGCAAGAATATCAAAAAGGGCGGACCCGCTGAGTATCAACAACCGGTACGACTGCGCAGTTTACAACATGTGAAGAACAAACGAACTGCCCTGGACATTGGTGCTAACGTAGGGTTGTGGTCACGTGACTTAACAAAACATTTTGATCAAGTGATTGCATTTGAACCTGTGGCAATGTTTAGAGAATGTTTACAACGTAATGTCACTGCATCAAATATCACAATAGAGACTGTGGCACTGGGTGATTCGGAAGGACAGGTACGCATGATAATTACAGAGGGCAACACAGGCCACACACATGTGGATCCCACCAGTAACGGTGGCGATACTCGTATTATCCGTCTTGACAGTTTAATCTTGCAGAATGTCGACTACATCAAGATCGACTGCGAAGGTTTTGAATATCGTGTGTTGCAGGGTGCAAAAGAAACTATACAACGTTGCAGGCCTGTTGTGGTCATTGAACAAAAGCCGCATGATATGTATTCGAAGGAGTATGGTCAGTTTGCCGCAATTGGTCTGTTGGAAGATTGGGGCATGATCAAACTAGATCAAGTTAAAGACGATTGGATCATGGGCTGGCAATGAAAATTAGATTTTTCAGTGATGCATATAAAAGCAAACGTGCTAGTCATAGACTACGTGGAGATGTGACATGTCAAGCTCTGATGGAACAAGGCTATGATGCAAAGATACTCACCGACTGGAGTGAGGTTGATTCAGATACTGTTGTTATCTTTTTAAAACGTAGTTCAGTAGCCAGTATACAACGTGCTCGAGACCAGGGCGCTAAAACCATTTACGATCTATGCGATAACAAATTTGAAGAAAAAGGTGAATACGAGCCGTGTTGTCGCTTGGCTGATTTGGTATCTGTTAACAGTGTTAACATGGGAATTAGTACTAAAAATTTCACAGGCAAAGACAGTATTGTGATGCCAGATCCGTTTGAGCGCCCTAAACTGGCTCCGAAATTTTCACCTGGTGGTGATATCAGTTTGTTATGGTTTGGTTCTCAAAGTAGTTTTAAATTTTTACCTCTATTAGAAATATGGCAACGGTTAGAAAAAGAAGTATGCAATTACTCTTATACCATGATCAGTGCCAAGACTGACCGAGTACTTAGTAAATTCAAATTAAGACAAGCCAAAGATGTAGTAAGCGGTATCAACTTTGATCGACTGGACATGCGAGAGTGGACCTGGGAGTTGCAAGGAAAGTTGCTGGAGCAAACAGACATTGTGTTAATGCCGGTATTGACTGAGAATCCACGTACTGATACCAAAAGTGCCAATCTATTAAGTGACAGCTTAATCTCCGGACGGTTTGTTATTACTACCTCTTTTCACAGTTACTTAGAGTTTGCACCTTACACATGGCAAGGAGATTATATTGAAGGTATTCAATGGGCCAGAACCAATCCCGAGCAAGTGTTGGATATGATCACGCAAGGACAAAAATATGTTGAAGAAAATTACTCAGCACGAGTGTTATCTAAACGATTTATAGACGAAATTATTAAACAACTTAGGAAATAATATGGGAAGTCCAAACGATTTAATTTACATTAAGACAGTATGTCCAACATTTACAGGTTCAGTA